ATATATTATATTATAAATTTATATTATAAATAACAAAAAGGTGTGAGTAAAAAACGAACACCGTATTAATGAACTTTTATTTATAAAAGGTTGTGTGCAAAAAATAGTCGAAAAGTGGTTACATTTTTGTAATAAAAAGGATGATTGAATGGCATATACATATAAAAATGAGTTTGTCAATTTTAAGTTACTTGTAAATCAATCAGTTACTTCTAACATGACAATACCAAAAAACATCATTGATGAATTATTCAAAGATAAAAATGAAAAAGTTTGGTTTGCATATTATGTTATGAGAGGACTTGGGCGGTTGATTATGTATTCACAAGCAATACATAGTTGGAAACAAGATAAATTTCAGGCAAGCAATCAAAAAAATGGTAATAAGATTATTGCCGATTATTTTAATAACATAAGACTTATTGAAATCAAACGCAGTTTCACTGACTTGACCAAAGACATATTTGAGAATTTTTCATTTTATGTAATTTTTGAAACTTTATTTCCTTTTGTAGATAGAAAGTTTTATAAGTCACTTGAGAAAATCTTTTTTGATGGATTAGAATATTTCATTAAACAAGGTAAGATCATACGAATTTGTAATCGTAGAATTGGTTATCCGTATTATCGGACTATGTATTGGAACATCACTGTTGATATAAAGCCAATTTACATTACAGATGAGTTTGCAGATGAATTAACAGTTGAGACACTTAACTTACCTAATAATATTTTAAACACTTCTTACTCATTTAAATCTGAATGGTTAAGTCAATGTTTTAAGATTACCGGAGCGAATCCAATGAAGGCATTAAGGATGTCAAGAGTTTTGTGTTTTATAATAAATAAAAGAATTAAGCGATATCATAAAAAAATTGCATATCTATCATTTAGGACATTGAGTAACCTTACAGGACTTTGTGAACGAAGTATTAAAAATTATGTAAAAGAATTACGGGATAATAATTTACTCTATTATGACAACTATATTTTGATTGCGAATCCTCTGAAGCAGGTGTGTAAGTATAGCAAAAATTTTTATTGTCTGCCTGAAGATAAAGACTATTTAGAGAAGATAGTTGAAAAATATAGAGTTAAAAAAATTGAAGCAGAACAAAATACAAAAGCAAAACAACCAATAAATGAAATGATAGAAAATTTTGAATGAGTCTTTTAATACATTATTTGGTATTTAGTGTAATTCACTTTAACACTTTAGTGTGTTAAAGGTTTTATGAAAGGTTGTGGTATATTCAATTACTTTTATTTAAATGAAGTTAGTTAGACACCTTTTTTGATTTTGACTAATGGGTAATTTAACTATTGAGACATTAAAAAACAATTTAGAATGGTCAGAAAGGATTGATTGATAAATGATTATGAAAGGAAAAGTAAAGTTACGAAAAATTTCAATTGCATATGGCACGATGTTTGCGAGGATAATTGTATGAATTGTGAATTTGGTGCGAATATAGAAGTTTTGGCTGAAAGAGAATATCGAGAAAGTCTAAACGAGAGACAGGAATATTACCTTGACATTATTGCAGATTTTAATGACTAATAAAATTTAGTTTTAAAAAATAACATAATGAGATAAGATCTACATAACAACAGAAAGGAATGTATGACATTGAATAATTTAGAAAACAAACAGAATGATTGCCGTAATTATGAAACAGAATCATTTTTAATTGGTGTTGATGGTTCATTTAAAATACATACTGAACCTCCTACATCAAGTGCAATTGAAACAGTGTTTGAAATAATGCGTACTGAGGATGAAAAAATCGTTTATAACATAGAGAGACTGTTATACTTTAATTCGGAACAAGAAGAAGCTATATTTTGGAAGAAATGTATTGATAGTTTGATTAATTATGTCGGTAAAGGATTGAACTATAATTTTAAAAGAATCTCTATTATGTCACTTGCCTATTCACAGAATGTGTGTTATGTAATTAACCGATTATTAAAAATCGTAATAGACAACGATAATATGCAAAATCAAACTTTTAATACTGTAGCATCTTTAGCAAATTGTTGCTTAACTATTTTGCAAGATAAACGATATGATACCATTGAAGATTTGATCAATAAGGTATCAATCTGTGTTTTCGTGATGTCAATTTCAACTAATCTTGATTTAACTAATCTTGATTTGCAAAATATAAATATTTAAAATTCAATAATAGTATTGACAGGAGTGTGATATTTAATTAATTACAATAGGGGTGTTACAGCATAACTAAGTCAACAAGTATGGCTCAAAGCAAAGCTGTAAATATACCGTTATTGGACGGTAAAGATGTGTATATTGCAAATCATTATATTAACAATAGTTTGAACGGATATACACTTAGAGACAAATTTGGTGACTTAAATATAAAGAAATTTGTCGCCACAATGGATTATAGTTTAGACTTAATTAAATTGAATGATGTTTACAAAGAAGTTTATCGAAATAGAAATTTTTATGAATATGTTGGCAGAAATAAAAAATATACAAGGCATGTTATAAATGTCACTTTTAAATACAGCAATAAACTTTACAATCGGGCTGGTTCAGGTTTATATATTAAATTCGGTTACTCTCCTACCGAAGTTACATTAGAAAATAATGCTTGCATTAAAGATGGTACTTTAATAGCTATTCGAGTATTGCCAGATGGTAAAGAAAAAAATATTACAGAAGATTATCTTGTGAAATCTCCCCTTTCACAAGAAATCTTAGGTGAATATTTTTTTTATGATAAAGAATTATCTGTTTATAGAGCTAAAGACAATATTGAGACATTAACTTCGATTTCTGACATTAGAACTGATTTATATGAAAATGGTTTTGTTTGTGACGGAATTAAGTATGTACGATTTAAACGCAGTAGTGGTAGCAGTCGTGTAGGTAAATGCCTATTTATTGACGAAAAATTATACAAAAAGATGCACAAATGGGAAATGTGTGGATTAAATGTAAAGAATGGTGTTAAATGTGATTTGGCGAGTCTTGAGCCTTATATAGCATTAACTCTTTCTTCTATCATAGATACAATAACCATTGAACCAAATGAAATTCTTGTCATCCCCGATTATGAAAGTAAATTTACGACAACTTGCGTTGCTACAGAGCTTGATAAGGATAATAGACTTGTTTCGTCAGCAAAACAAGTTGATATGTCAAATAGCATTTGGGATGGACAGTCCTTATTAGATGTTAGTAAATTTGAGGACTACAAAAATTATGGCATGTTGTTATTGCGTACACGCTTTTTTAAATCTGCTTGTTTTAATACTAATATTCAGCAGTGGTTTACTGATAATGGAATCACTGACATATCGCAGCTAAATGGATATACTCAAGCCACAACATTGTCTGATATTAAATTAATTACTACTCCAAGTAGTATTAAATATTTAAAATTTGGTTCTTTAGAAGATTGGCTATGGACAATCGAACCACAATTTGGTGTTGTGAAACACGAAAAGCCTACTCATTATTTTGATGGTAGAATGGTTCAAACACATTATCAATTGCTTAATACTTTACAATTAACAAAAGATGAAGTAAAGAAATTTATTCAACCTACAATTGATTATATTATGAAATTGAAAACAGACAGTGCTGTATTTAGGCATCACATTAAATATTCAATTCCTGAATATACAAATGCTGAATCTCAACAATTGGCGAATAAAAATGATATTGTATATTACTTGCTTGGACTAAATAATAAATTTAGCCAAACCAAAATGTACAAAGACTTTTGTAATGAAACTGTTAAGGCATTTGTTAAAAATTGTCGTAAGGGACATATCTTCGTGCACGGTAATTATTCAACACTATTTGGCAACCCTATCGAAATGTTACAAAGTTGCATTGGACGATTTAATGGAGAACCCGAAATTAAAGCAGGTACAGTACATTGTACGATGTTTAATAATGGTGACAAGTTAATAGGAAGTCGTTCTCCTCATGTTACAATGGGAAATATTTTATGTTGTCAAAATGTAATATATGAGAACATTAATAAATATTTTAATTTAAGTAATGAGATAGTATGCGTTAATAGTATTCGTGATAATTTATTAGAGAGATTAAGTGGTTCAGATTTTGATTCTGACACTGTTTTGTTGACAGATAATAAGATATTATATCAAGCTGCAATTCGTAATTATGATAATTTTCTTGTACCGACAAAATTAGTGTCAAGTAAAAAATGTGAGCGTAGATATACGGCACGAGATAAAGCTGAACTTGACATTAAGACAGGAACAAATAAAATTGGAGAAATTATTAATTTATCTCAAGAATTAAATTCTAAGTTATGGGAATTAATTTATAACGGATATGGTATACAGTCAAATGAGGTACAATCACTTTATGCTGATATTGCACAATTAGATGTGATGAGCAATTTGGAGATTGATTCGGCTAAAAGAGAAAATCCGGCAAACAACTCTATGGAGCTTAAATTATTAAAAGCTAAATATGCTGTATATGATAATAAAGGCAGATATGTCCGACCTCTATTTTTTAAATATTTGGACAAGTATAAGGGATATGACAATAATCGAAAACATTATCGGCTTTATAATACTACTATGGATTATGTCGAACTTGCTTTAAATAAAATACCTCGTGTAAGAAATAATGCTCCCCTTTTAAATTTATCAGATATTTTTAAATCATCTAATGCAATTGATGGACAAGTGTATTATGAACAAGTTGAGCGTATATTGTCCGCCATTCAAGATACTAAAGACGAAATTGGTCATTTGTGGTCAAAGTATAAATCTAAAACTGGGAATGTCAATAAAGGTGAAGATGCCTTCTCTTATGAGCAGTGTTTAAAGATGACAGAAGAAACAAAAGAAGATTGCGTAGAATATATTAATTCACTTAAAATTTCTAAAAAAACAATGCGTTATCTTTTATCTTTAATCGAAAAACCCACACATAAAAATTATTCAGCATTATTTTTATCAGCAATATTCACTTACCACAATATAAATTTTGATGAATTAGTTGCCGATAGTCAAGAAAATGTATTTCAAATTAAAGAATGTCCGATAGAATCAGAACAGTATGACATTAAGTTATATGACTTTAATTACCGATATGTAAGTAATGTGAATACATAAAAATAGCTCATTTTTTGCAAAAAACGGCAAAAAACTAAGTTTTTTAAATTGAAATCTTCAAAAAAGCCAGTATTTAAGCCATTTTTTATAATAAATAAAAGATGTATATGGTAAAGAGAGTGAACCTCCCCATCACTCTCTTTAAATATAATTTAGAAAGAGTGATTTATTTTTGTTTCCTATTACAAAGGAAGAAAGTATAAAAATCAGAAAGAAATATCCTGAAGCAGAAATCAGAAGAACTGTTAAGCAGAAAAGTAAGAGGCATAAATATTTTTGTCCAGAGATAAAAAAATATCTTGTATTAATCAAAGATACGAATGAGATAGCTTGTTCAATCTATACACGAAAGAGAAAATACTTTAATGCTTAATCCAAAATATCAGCAAAAGCCTAATGAAAATTGGCGTGATTATGGAATTAGGTTGATTGGCACATTAATTGAACAGAGACCAGATGATTTAGAATGGCAGGATATAGTAGATGCTTTAAATTTAAATATACATAGAGATAGCTTGAGGAAAGCTCAAAACACGGAATTTGGCGGTTATGCTATTTACAAGTATATGTTAGATAAAATTGATAAACTTAGAGCAGAAAATCAAAATTGCACAACTGACGAAGATTATCTTGCAAGCATTAAAGAAGAACGAAGAAAACTTGAAAATGAAAAATATAAAATTCGTGATGAACGCAGTGAACTAAGACGATTACAAAGAGAAGAATCTCGTAGAGAAAGCTTTATTGATTTAATTAAACGAGTATTAAGTGACAATATAGAACCTTTGCCCTATTCGGCTTCTAATTCAAATAAATGTGAATTGGCAGTTATGGATAAAGGGGTTAAAGATGTAGATGAGTCTACTTTGATTATACCCATTACAGATGTACATACTGGTATAGTATGTAAAAATTCTTGGAATAGTTACAGCTCTGAAGAACTGATATGTAGATTACATTCATATTATCAGCAAATATGTGCTATTCGTAAAAGACATAATGCTCATAATGCTGTTATTGTGCTTGGTGGAGATTTAATTAGTGGTATAATTCATAAAAATTTACGGATAGAGAATAATGAAAATGTTATTGAACAATTAAAATTAATTTCTATTTACTTGACAAATTTTGTTAAAGATTTATCAGAAGAATTTAAAGAAATTAAAGTTTATTCTGTCAATGGAAATCATTCACGAATAATGGAGAATAAAGAAGAAGCACTAAAGGGTGAAGAATTGGATGCGTTAATTCCGTTTTACATGAAGGCATCGTTACAAAATTTCCATAATGTACATATATTCACTGAAAATTCAACTGATGATACAATGGTTGCTTTTAAAATTTATGATAGATTATGGTACGCAGTACATGGAACATATGACAATCCGGCAAGTGTTGTTCAGAATTTGACAATGATGACAGGACTTAAACCTGACGGTGTTTTAATGGGGCATAAACATACTAATGCTCTTTTGAGTGTACATGATACTAAAGTTGTACAAAGTGGTTGTTTATCAGGTGTGGATAATTACGCAATTCAAAAAAGACTTGCAAACACATCTGAACAATTTATAGTAGTCAGTACACCTAATAGTACAATTGAATGTTTATATGATGTTCAGTTAGCAGAACCTTCTGTACAAAAAGCGAAAACAACAATTATAAATTCAACGAAAGAAAAGAACGAGCTGTTATAACTCGTTCTTTTTTCTATTTTTTTTGCGTAACAAGTAAGGTGGTGATTGGATGCCTGTAAGAAGTAAAAAGATATGTTTACTTGACTATGATAAACTAAGCAAAGTTAATTCTGAAACGCTTAAATTATACAAGAAATATGAAGCTGATATGGCTATTCGAGAATTGTCCAAAAAATCTATTGCAGTGTATTACAATGACCTTGTTAATTGGTGGATGTACATTTATGATTATCAGGATAATCGCTCAGTCAAAGAAATTAACGAAGATGACATTATTGAATTTATTTACTTTTGTAAGCAGAATGGTAATAACACCGAAAGAATAAAGCATAGAATGGCTTCAATTTCAGCTTTTTATAAATTTTTAAGAAAAAGAAAGTTAATTGTAGAAAACCCAATGGATTATGTTGACCGTCCCAAAAAAGGGCAGGCTGTTGTTAAGCAGACTTTTTTAACTGTTGAACAAGTAGATACAATGAGGAAAGTCTTGAAGCAGAAGATTGAAGATAGTAAAAATAAATCCTTGCGTTGTCAACATGATTCGATTATGTTGAGGGTGTATGCAGAATTTTCGCTTATTACAATGGCAAGAATAAATGCTATTGCTAATTTGCGTTGGGAACAAATTGATTTTGCTGAATGTGTCGCAAACGATGTTATTGAAAAATTAGGCAAAATTGTAAGTTTGTACTTTGATGAGAGCACTAAAGAGTATTTGATTGAATTACAGAATTTCAGAAAAGAAAACAGAATTAACGATAATGGATGGGTGTTTTATTCTATGGCATCGCAGACAGGCAATCACTTATCAACAACAGCCTTATCTGATATGTGCAAAGAAATTGGACAAATGATTAGTGTTCCTACCCTACATCCACACGATTTTCGTCATAGTGGTGCTACTTTATACAAGAATGCAGGAATGTCATTAGAAGAAGTTTCTCACTGTCTGCATCATGAAAGTACAGAAGTTACCCGAAAATTTTACATCAAAGAAAATGACACTGAATTAAGAGCGAAAAAGAATCAGTGTCATATTTAAAGGGCGGTGAGCGTTAGTGGCAAACAATACAACTACCAAAACTCAGCGTGAATATAAATGTAAAATATGTGGAAAGTCATATAAAAATATTACAGGCAATTTTTATAAATCTGCTAATTCTTTATATTTCATTAGTAATAATGGCATTATAGATGTGTGCGTAGATTGCTTAAAGGAGTTATTTAGTCAATTAAGTAAAAAATATGATTCTGATAGAATGGCACTTATTGCAATTTGTGCTTTAACCGATTGGTATTACGATGAAAGTGCATATAATACAGCGATAAAAAATCGAGAAGAATTTAGTATTGGTGTATATGCAAGACTTATGAACACTGTTAAGTATAAAGGAAAAACTTTTATTACCAGTGTTGCAGAGAAAAAACTGGGAGAAACAACCATCCAAATGGTTGAACAGACTCATGATGTGGGTTGGAATGATATTGATAAAAAGAACAGAGACACTGTAATTGAAATTTATGGATATGATCCATTCCCTGATAATGATTTTTCAGATAAAAGTAGAAAATATTTATTTAATACAATAATAGATTTTCTTGATGAAGAAACTCAAGAAGATGCTTTCAAGAAATCACAAATCATTCAAATTGTGGTTAATAACGAAATGATTCAAAGGTGTAATGCAAAAATTGCTTCTTTAGATGAAACAAGAGATCTTGAGCAGATTAAAAACTTAAGTAATATTATTACCTCGAAAGTTAATGACAATGATAAAATCGCAAAAGAAAACGAAATCTCTGTTAGAAATCGTAGTAATAAAAAACAAGGCAAAGGTACATTTACAGATTTGCAAAAAGAATTAAGGTTAAAAAACTTTGATGAAGCAGAAGCAAATTATTACAAGCAATTACAATCTGAGGGCAGTGCATGGGCTGTTAATCAATCTATGCAAGCAATAAAGAAAAATTCCTTTTTTGATGAAAGTGACCAAAAAGAAATTGTAGATATACAAAGAGAACTGATAGAAAAAAAGGATAAGGCATTAGATGATGCTTTAGAAGAAAACAGATTATTGTATGTAAATATTGAGAAATATAAATCTCGAATAAAGGAACTTGAAAATAAAAATAGTGAACTTAATGAAGAGTTGACAAATTTTAATAACAAACATAATACAGGTGATGACGATGAGTAGTTGTCAATTTATTATGTCTGAGCGTAAACGCAGAATTTGTGAATTAGATGCTAAAAGTATTGCTTTTTATAGAAAAAACCCATGTATAGCTTGTGAAGATTTACTTGGTATCAAGCTTATAGATAGCCAAAAGTACATATTGCAATCTATATGGAATGCTGGTCATTCAACATTGTGCTGTTCTAGAAACTTCGGAAAATCTTTTCTTGGTGCAGTATTTATGCTTTTAAAAGCTATCTTATATGAAAATCAAGCAATTTATATTGTATCTTCTGTTGGTGATCAAGCTAAAGAAACTTTTACTAAAATTGAAGAGATAGTTCTTAACACAGGTAAAACTGCAAATTCTATTAGAAGTTTGAAATCAATTGTAAAAAATGAAGTTGTAATTACTCCACCTTCACAAACAGGATTTTCACATTCAGCCAGTGGTTATCATGTTAAATTCTTTAATGGTAGTGAAATTTATACTTTAAACTCGAAACCAGATAACAACAGAAGTAGAAGAGCTACCCTTGTATTTTTTGATGAAGCAGCGTTTTGTGAAGATGATCTTATTTTAGTTTGTGAAGCATTTGCAACACAGAATATGGATTTTGAAACTTCTACTGATGAATTGTACAACCCTAAAACAGCAAAAAGGCAATGTCCAACACAATTAGTTTATGCTTCTTCTCAGGGCGGTACTGATACGGTGTTCTACAAACATTATAAAGAGTTTGCTAAGAGAATGATTGCTGGTGACAGAGAGTATTTTTGTTGTGATATGGATTGTATGACAGCTATAAATGTGTATTTAGATGGCAAGAAATGGACTCCTCTTTTAACTATGGATAAAGTTGAAGCTGCTTTAAAAGGTAATAGACAAAAAGCATTAAGAGAGTATTATAATCAACCAATTGTTGATGGTGGTGTAAATCAAATTGTCAAAAGAGGTATGATTACTCGAAATGAATCTTTTATTTTACCGACTTTGTTTAGAGACGGTAAGAACAAATATGTTTTAGCATTTGATCCAGCTCGTACTTTTGATAACAGTGTAGTTACTGTAATGGAAGTTTGCTATGACAAAGAAATAGGATACTATGGTAAAATCGTCAATTGTGTTAATCTTGTAGATTTAGGCAGTAAACGAGGATATAAGTTAGATTCAAATAAACAGGTTGATATTATTAGACAAATGTTAATTGATTATAATGGCGGTGCTCCTGATTATGAGTATCTATACAAACTTTTAGTTGACGCTGGTGCTGGTGGTGGTGGTCAACAGTATGGCGATAGATTATTGCAATCTTGGACTGATGTCAACGGCAAAAAGCATAAAGGGCTAATAGACGCTGATTATAGACTGTTTGAAGGATATGAAGATTTATACCCAGACAATATAGATAAACTTGAATTAATTGATCCAAGAGCTGAAAAGCGGATTATGGTTGAAGAAATGATTGAAATAGTATCAATGGATTTGATTAAATTCCCAAGAGAATATTCAGGCAAAGGCTCAATTAGAGTTTATGAAAGCAATGGTGGCGGAGAAGAAAATGAAGAAAGTTATAAAGATATAATACTATCTGATGAGCAAGAAGCAGCCTTGTATAACATTGATAGTTTAAAAACTGAAGTAACTTCTATTCACCGTTTTACTAATAATTCAAGTAAAAATGTTTATTATGCTTTGCCGAAAGATAAAGAAAATAAAATGCACGATGACCGTTTTTATACATTCATTATGTTGTGTCATTTTTTGTACCAATTAAGACGAGAAGATAATTTTAGTTCGGTAATGAATAGTGATGCATATACTTTTCAACCTTTGTATGATTGAGAAAGGAGTGATAAAAAATAAGCATATTAGATAAATTATTTGGCGGTAAAAGAGAAATAAATGATAATCTAAATATAAAAAATAATAAGCAAGATAATAATGAATTGTGTGCCAATAACAGTGAAATAAATTCACATGATTATTCACAAATAAATTTCGCTCCTGACCTTGTTGAATATTGTAACCATCGTCATTTTAATGGTGAGTTACTTTATTCTTTATCACAAGTTGAAACAATTATATCTCATCCACAAGATTACCCAGTGGCTGCAAGGAAGTTGGGACAATGGGCATATAATACAGACGGTGCTATTAAATCAGGAATTAATAAAATGTCTACGATGCATTATTTAAGCTATGTATTATTTAGTCCAAGTTCAAAAGGTAAAGATGAATTGGTTTTAAAAAACAAGCAAAAGTTTAATGCTACTTTAAGAAAAATTCGATACAAAAATTTTTTTAGAGATTGCATTAAGAGAGTTTCGATTGAAGGAACGGCTTATTATTACTTTGATGTTCAAAAGAGAAATTCAAGTGTCGGAAAATATATGAGTGACATAGATGTTTCATTTATTCAAGAAATAAATAATAAGAAAAATTTAGATTATGAAGTTAATTTATATTCTTTACCCTTTGAGTATTGTCAGTTGGTAAGTCGTCAAAATGGAATACCAATTATAGCTTTTAATGTCAAATATTTTACCGAGAACTGTGTTTCAGAAAGTGAAATTCAAAGGCAGTTAGCAACTATGCCATTAGAAATTGGTAAAGCTTTTGATAAGTGGAGAAAGACAGGTAACAAAGGTAAAAATTGGATAGTTCTTGATTGGCGTAAAACAATTTATATTACTAATGGCAGTACAGACAGAGATAAATGGGGTGTTCCACTTGCTCTAACCTCTCTTGATGAAATTATGTATGCTAATTATTTTGTTGATACTAAACGAGGTGTTTTGAGTAACATCAATAATAATTTAGTTTATGAAACATTTCCACTTAGAGGTGATGGCTCAGGTAAAAGTACATTGACAGATGCTCAACAGAGAGAACAGCATAATGTGTTAAAAAATGCAGTTTCACAAAAGAGTAATAGTCAAAGAACTTCTGTAGTATCATTGGCTGCTGGTACACAGTTAAATAATTTAAAAATAGACACAAGTTTATTTGATGAGAAGAATGAAAAGTCAATTAAGGATAATATAGCTGAGTCATTAGGTTTTTCTCCATCAGCTTTATATGGCGGTTCAAAGTCAAGTGGCTCAAATTATGCAACTGCTCTTTTGAATTTGGAGTTGGTAGCGAGTGATACATATTCAATTATTGAAAAAATCGTAGATGAATTAAATAAGTGTATTAACTTTAATATTATTAAAGATGTTAATAACATAGTAAATATGTACATTCTTCCTATTACATCCTTTAATAGAGATAAATATTTTGATAAGTTTAAATCTATTTATTCAGATTGCGGTGGTGCTATGACACCTTTGATTGCTGCGACTGGTATAGAACCTGATGTTTATATTGACATTATGAAATTTGAACGAAATCAAAATTATGAAGAATTATTTCCCCCACATCAATCAATGTACACCTTGAGTAATAAAAATAAGCAACAAAATACAGACGATAAAGGTGGTAGACCTGAAAAGGATAGTTTAGAGAACGAGAATACAATAATATCTAAAAATAATAATGCAAATATTTCCCCTTCTCCAAATTAATAAATTAAATATTAATAATACTCTAAGACCGCTACTATAAGCGGCTTTTTGTATATGTGGAAGATGGCGAGTGAACCTTCCAGCCTTAATGCTTTTGAGCAGGAGGTGAAATTATAAAAAATGTTTTTATATGAAATTAGCAATCAACAACAAGCAGGCTATGTTAAATGCAAATTAGCACTTCATGAAATATTTGATAGCAATGACAAATATCAGAACAATGGTATTTCATGGCAAGAACCATATGTAACTAATAATTTAAAGTCTGCTATTGGTGCATCAATTACTGCCGAATTTACAGATGACGATAAAACAGAAATTTGGTCACATGGTATGACAGGATATCGCAATGGAGTATTGCAATGTGCAAATGCAAGTATTGTTGGAAGTATTGTAGATGCATATGTGACTGATATTAATTTAGATGGAAAATTTATAAAAGTGCTTATGGCAGATTGTAAATTAGATTATATTCGGCATGGAGCATTTATTGATCATTATAGACAAATGTTTAAAGAGCATGGACATATGTATGGTTCTGTTGAAATAACAGGTACGGCAGAAAACAATAATCAAATTGTTTATAAGGATAATTTTACTGGCACAGGACGGGTGCCGACAGAATATGAATATAGCGGTTTTGCATTATTGGATTCTTTTGTTGGACAAGGCGATGATGCGGCAATAGTTGTTGAATTAAATGCTAAACATACACAAGGAGGAAAAGAAATTATGGATATGGCACAGTTGGTTAATGAAATCTCTCAGAAGATTTCTGATGAAGTTAATAGCCTTAAAGACGAGTTTAAATCAAAGAAAACAATTGAAGAACTTGAGGCTCAGGTGTCGGAACTCAATGAGAAAATTACAAGTCTGAATGACACGATTAATAGTAAAGATGTAACAATCACAGAGCTAAATCAGCAGATTGAGGATATTAAAGCCGAAAAATCTGCTTGTGATAAAAAGATTTCAGAGATTGAAAAAGTTAATGAATGTAACTCATTAGAAGAAGCATTGAAGCCTTTTAGTGAAGATGAGAAAAAGTGTGTAGAGGCTGAAATTAATTCATTTAAGGAGAGTCCATTTGATAGCAAGATGTCTATAGATGAAATCGTTACTAAAATTAAGGCTACTGCATTTGATAAGATTCAGGCTGATAAGAAATCAAGTGAAATTAATTCACTTGGCATAGGTTCATTGTTTATTGATATTGATATGCCTGACGAAACAAGTCTTGAAAAAACAGAAGAAACTGATATTTTTGATATTTAAAAAAGGAGAGAATAATTATGGTTAAATTTAAAATGATTGGCGACTATAAGAACGCTCGTAATATTGGCAATCTTAAAGCCTCCGTAAATCTTAAGAATGGTAATCTTGTTACCGTTGACAGGGCAACAGGCACTGTTGCTCTTCCGACAGCTACTACTGCAAAGAAAGGTCTTTGGCTTGTACAGAATGAAAGAGAACCAGTAGAATATATCGGCTCTACACCTGAAAACATTATAACTATTGGTGAGCCAGTAAGACTGTTTGATACAGCAACACTTAAAGATGTTGTTCTTGAAATTGACGATTCTGTACTTACGACTGATTACGCTTCAATTTCAAAGGGCGATACACTTGTAGCTGACACAAAGGGTAATTATGAAAAGTCATCTGATGCTACTGGTTATGAAGTTACATTTACCGTTTTGGAAAAGACAAACTATTGCGGTCACGGTCTTAGTATTTCTGTAAATGTTTGATAAAGGAGGAATGAAGAATTATGTTTTCAATTGAACTTAATAACGCACAGAGAAAAGAAGTAAGAGTAAAGAATGTTGATAAGATCAAAAGATATGCTGAAATTAATATGGCACTTCTTACAGGTCAGGATACAACTGCGTATGGTAAGGAAGTTGATGAAGTAGTTAAGTTTATGTCTCAGCTTGGTGCAAGAGCTGCACAGAATGATGAGACAGCTAAAGCTGAAATTAATACAATTGTAAAGATTGGTATTGAACCACTTCTTGTAAAGCAGATGCAGGTTTATCAGCTTTTTGGTAATTATAAATCTATCGGTATGGATGAAACTCCTGTTGTACATACATGGACATATGAAAGTCTCAATGCTGATATTCAGGCAAAGGGTTCAGATGTATCATTTGCTGACCGTAAAGAAGTTAGTTATGCTATTCCTACAAGAACTATTTCTGCTGGTATGAGATACAATTATCGTGACTTTGAGTCAAAGAATTTTGTAGGTACAAACGCACAGGAAATTGAGCAGATTCAGACAACAATGCACAATAAAGGTGTTGCTTATGTTATTGATACAATTGTATCAGCTTTAAAGAATAACACAACAGGAGTAAAGTTTTACGGTGAATATAATGACGAACCAACACAGACTGCTATTGATGATATGATTAAGAAGATTCGTAGAATGGGTAAGGTTAGTATTCTTGGTGATTTTGATAAGATTGCTACAATTTCGGGTTTTAACGGTTATCAGAATCCAAACTCAACAACGCTTCCCTTCTATACACCTTCACAGGTTGATGAAATTGCAAAGCAGGGTTATAACGGTGATTACAAGGGTTCAAGTCTTGTTGTACTTCCGAACGCTTATAATTTCACAAAGCCTCTTGCAGACAAGACTGCTTTTGAGACTTATTATAATCCAGATCACATTTTCTTTGTACCACAGAATGGTCAGTCTCCTATTAATGTTATTCGTAGAGGTGGCTTGACAACAATGACAGGTAATGATGTATCAACAGGTTCAATTCTTACAAGATTTGATATGGAAATTGGTGCAGATGTTGTTAAGGGTAGAGAATTTGAGATTGGTTGCCTTACAAAGTCAGCGTAATAATTATACTTAAATTAATTATTTTGTTTAATACGGACAGGTTAGTTATCTAATCTGTCCGCAAATATATTTATAAAGGAATGATATTTTTTTGGCAAGAGGAACTACAGAAGCGACAATTAACACTGAAGGTAGAATTGCTATTACCAATTTGCGTGGATATGCTTTGCATTTTCGTGATAGTGACAATCGCTCTGATATTATGATTCCCGCAGGTGTAAAAGGCTGGAAAGGCTTGACTTATAGAGAAGTTGAAAATCAAGTGGCAATGGACAACAAGATGTTTACTGGAAGTGATACTAAAGGTTCTAATGCCCGTATAGTAATTGATGATGAATCGGTCAGGAAAGCTATTTTTCACATTGATAATATTGATGAATTAAATACTAAAACTTTAAGTTTAGATAGTGTTAAGAGTTTGCTTAAAATTACAGATATAAAAGCATTTAGAGCAGAAATTGCCAAATATGTTAATAATGAAGGTGACAAACAGGCATTTATTGATCTTGCAAGTCAGGCTGGTATTGATAAAGCAACGGTTGCTCAGAAAAATGCAATTGAAAAAATAACAGGTTATAAATTTTCCAAGAAGGCTGAAGATGGTGAATAAAAAATAATTTTTTAGGAAGGGTGTTGTGTGTGAGCGAATTTGAACAAATTATAGAAATTTTTGAAACTAAATATGTTGATGCTTCAACTCTTCCTAAAGAGTTAATATCATTGTGGGCGAAGCTTGCAATTGCAGATTACGAAAGAGAAGTAAGTTCTTTAAATTTTGATGTACAAAATGAAGTTTTTAAGAACGGCATATCTTTAACAATTATGGATGTAATAGCCAATATTATGAAATTGTATTATCTTGAAAGAGAATTTGATCGTCAAAATAAAAAAATTAATATTGTTGGTAAAGATTTGTCTCTTAATGATACTTCAAATGCTAAGAAAATGACTTTAGCGGAATTGGAGTATTTTAAATCTAAAGTAAATTTATTACTTGATCAGGCAAAAATGCCTGCATATGGTGGTGAGTCGAATGGCTAAAGAATGGACTCAATTTGCTTCTCCCCCATCCTATACTGGTGGAAATGAATCAAATGATTTTAATTTTTTTAAAGAATTATACTTAGATGATATTTTCGATAGTCCACTTGGTAGTGATTTAAAATATTATCATGGAAAACCAAATCTTGTAAATGATAATGGTGTTTCATTTAAAGGGGTAGTCCAGCAAGTTATTTCTGACAATGATGATAGCAGTAAAAAAAGACAAGTCTTGTGTTCAGTAGGCACTTTAACAAGTGGAGACTACATTAAATACAAGGATGATTTTTGGATTGTTGTTGGATTAGTTGATGATAATAAATTTTATGAAAAGGCAATTATTTATTATTGCAATTGGGTTTTAAAATTTACATTATCGCCTGATTTCGGAAGTAAAGTTGCTGAATACCCTGTATATTGTACTAATTCTACTCAATATAATAGCGGTGTAAAAAATGCTATAAATACAAAGTTTGGCAGTGCTCAATATTTAGTTTATATTCAAAGTAATGATGAAACTAATATGGTTGAGAGAGATACCAGATTTTTAATTGACAAAAATAATTTAAGACCAACTGCTTATAGAATTACGCAGGTAGATGAAACAAGTAAGTCTTTTAATAACAAAGGCGTTAACATTTGGACTATTATGGAATGTCAGACAGAATATATGAATGATGATATACATAATGGTATTGCAAATAAAGTTAAGCAAGAAGTTGTGAGCGATAGTTATAAAAATCATAATATTTCAACGAATAATCAAAATTTATTAGACGAATGGGCGTGAGCATATCGCAAGATTAGACAATTTAAATATTTATGAAATGCAAATTTTAAAGAAACTTTGTGAGAACATTGATATCCAAAGACTATTGGATAACGGTGATCCATCATATGATCCTCATACTTTAAAATGGGATTATATTAGACCAGAGGTTTATTATCCTAAAGTTGGTGATGCAGCTCGAACTTATATTACTTTTGGCATTAGTGGAGATGTTTATGGTGGCAAAACAGAAAAAATGTTATATGTTAATTTTTACATTTATTGTCATGACAGTTTGCTACGAACAGATAAGGGTAAAAGAACCACTTTGATTGCTTCCGTTATAGATAAATTGTTTAATGGCACACATGATATTGCATTAGGTGAAATGCAATTAACGCAGTTTGATGGAAATTTCAGTGCCACACAAGATTATCATGGGTATCATTTGATATATGCAGTTCGAGATTTTAATAACCTCTCAAATAGTGACACATTAAGTTATGCAAAATAAAATATTTTTAGACAATTATATTAAGATTAATGATTATGTTGAATTGTACATTCCAACAGTGCGTGAAGTATATAAAAATGAAGATGATTATTATTTGTTATCATATCATTTGACTGCCATGCCTTTCACTCGCAGGGCTGAATTGTGGTTAAATAAAATAGATTACATTACTTTGAATTTTTATGATTTGTTTACTTACGCATTGTATGAAATGAAAGTGCTTGCTTCTAATGATACACAAATGATTACGAAAATGTTTGGGGTACATAAAAAGAGCAATCCAAACATTGGTAATTTGTTTTTTAGAGGGTTTGATATAAAAAATATTGAAATCAGATATACAGAGGACAAACATTTTCTTGTTGCAGATAGTACAAATCAACATATTTTATTTGATGAAACTGACATAGATAAAACGGCAGAAGCTTTAAGAAAAATTATAGGTGAAAAGAAAGACAATAGAAAAGAGGATGCTAAAGGTGCTTCTGGTAGATATGTTCTTGAACGAGCTGTAAAAGTATTAAAGAGAAATCTAAAAAAAGAGGCTAAATGTCCACGACAGTACAGTATCATTGAGTCGTATATTGTAACTTTGGTTAATAATAAAGGTTTTAAGTATAATTTTGAAACTGTAATGGACATTAGTTATGTCGAATTTATTTTGTCAGTTAAACAAATTTTACAAAATATTCATGTAGCAAATATTGACTTGGGAATATATACAGGCAATATTTTAGCTGATAAATTAACCGATAAAGATCGTTCTTACTTTGCTTTAGAAGTAATTAAGTAAAAAAACAGTCTTTATTATT